TTGTTTCTACTAAAATTCTATTATAAGTTGGGTCAACTTTTAAAACTTTACCTTTACTTGCCCCTTGAGTTATGTCTTCACCAATTAAAAATTTAGAAGTCGAAGATACTATGTCTGTACTCGTAGACGCAACTAAGAATTGGCCAGGATACTTAGATTTCAGATAACTTTCAAATGTAGGAGTATCCATATACCAATCATAGTAATTAGTAATTTCATTTGCAAGAAATAATGTCCAGTGCAAATCACCATTACCATATAACTTACTCGCAACTACATCAGGTCTTTCGCCTTCTTGGAGTTCATAAAGTGTGTAATCAATTACTTGATTAAGTTGTGTTCCTTCTAACTTTGCTTTACGAAAGAAGTCTTTGATTGTAACAATCTTTCCGTTACTGAGAGTGTATCTTACTTCGGGAAAGTTTTTAAATAGTTCGTTTGCCATTAATCTCCCCTCGTCCTTCTATCTGTGATACTATAATCAGTAGGTGTAATACTCTTATCACCGATTGGTGAAATTTGTTGGAAGTTTTCTTGAGTAACAATTTTAATTTCTGTAAAGTCTAATTTCATAGCAGACTTTGTTGGTTGTCCGTTTTCAAAGAAACCTAATTCTGTATCTCCATGTTGTATATCACAACCAGTACAAACCATGGGCATAAATCCGTCTAGTCTTTCTGAGATTGGGCCATCGAATGACACGTCAAATACATTTGGATAGTTAAAGAAGTTTTCGTTTTCTGTTGTTTCAGATGTACCAAAAGTATCAGGTAACATTGCAGTTCTGAAATAGTACATAATCTGTTGTACCATATCTGCCTCTTCCTCTGAACGTGGATAGAATTCATACTGGAATGAAAAAGAACGGAAACCTATTCCTTCCAACATTTGTTCTTCCATAGGGTTAGTTGCTCGGCCAGAATTAAAGTTTACCATATCACCTGTAGCAGAATTTGCAAGTTTGTTTATGGCAGCTCCTGCTATGTTTTTGATTTCACCAGCGAATTGTTCTAGTGAACCACCTTCACCAAAAAAGTCTCCTGTTTCTCCACCGTCAAATGCGGCCATGATTCCACGAATGCCTGGCCCAAATCCTTGAGTCTTATAGTTAACTACAAAGTTACTTGCTAAATGTTCGGGTCTAACGTACAATGCTATTTCTACATTATCTTTGGATAGTAAATTTTTTCCATTCTTCCCGTCTCTTGCTTCACGTGCCCTAGTTTGGAAAACAATGTAGTTATCTAGTTGGTCATACAGTGGATAAATTAAATCTATATCTGCAGTTGAAGGTGTTGACTTTGCAACTGCCTTACCTTTGTTTCTTGCGTCAAGGTTTTTTTCTAAAGATGTCCTTCTCTTTTCTAAAGTTCTTTTAGCTTCTTCTGCTTGTTCACCTAATTGGTCGAGTACGGTTGTCTTATCAATGTTTTTGAGTTTGGTCTTGATACCTTTTACAGACTCTACAGCAGACTTCGCTTGACTGACTTTATCTAATAGTTTGCTTATTGCCATAAATACCTTCGTTAATTATTAATTGGTAATATATCTATTTATGTCTTACAGTGGAAAGTTTAAACCTAAGAACTATAAAAAATATAAGGGAAACCCTACGAAAATCTTCTATCGTTCATTATGGGAACGTAGATTCATGGTGTACGCTGATTCAAATCCCAATATCATTGAATGGGGTTCGGAAGAAATAGTTATTCCTTACATATCACCCTTAGATAGAAAACCTCACAGATACTTCCCTGACTTTTATATCAAGTATGTAAATGCTTCGGGACAAACTGTACGGGAAATTATAGAAGTCAAACCTAAGAAACAACTTAAACCGCCTGCAAAACCTCAACATAGAGTTTCTAAAAGATATCTTATGGAAGCACAAACATATGCAGTCAATCAGGCAAAGTTCAAAGCAGCTGAATCATACTGCAAAGAAAGAAGATTAAAATTTAGAATATTAACGGAAGACCATTTGACTTAAATGCATAAATAGTTGTATGGGACAACTATTGGACGATTTACAAAACGAGAAACCTGCTGAACTAAGAGCAAGAAGTATCGACTCCATGAACTGGTTCCGTAATAATTTAAGACAAATAAGAGTGCGGTCTACTTCCTTAATGGACGAATTTGATACTGAGGGAGCGCTTCAACTAGGACAAATGTATATGTTCTTTTATGACGCAAAGACACAGGACAAACTCCCATATTGGGACTACTTTCCTTTATGCATTCCTATTAAGAAATATAAAAATGGTTTCATGGGATTGAACCTACATTACTTAGCACCAAGATATAGAATTAGATTACTGGACGCTATGTATGAGTATGTTTCAGAAGGTGTATTTGACGTGAATTACGCAATGGTAAAGTCAGTCGGTAAACTAAGGTGGGCAAAACCATGTGTAAAACAATATCAATATGGATACTTTAAGAGTTACATAAAGAAAGTGGACTCTCAATATTACGATTTAATATCCATGTTACCAACAACCAAATTTAACGTGAATGCGAATACAGTATACGCAGAATCACTAGGAAGAATTTAATGGCACTAAAAGACGTATTACAAAAAGGTGTTTCTAACTTTTTAAGTGGAAGCGATAAAGGAACTGCAATCGACAAGTTCAAAGCAAACTTTGATATCGGTGCAAGAGCAAATAGATTCCAAGCAGACTTCTTTGGCCCAATGGGGTTATCTTTAGAAGGTTTACGTTGTGACTCTGCTTCATTGCCAGGCAGAACAATAGAAGGAACCATGTGGGGTGAGTATGGTCAAAAGAGGTCAATGCCTCACGCAGTAAATGACGGTGGTGAAACAACGTTCTCTTTTTTCTGCGACCAAACATTCGCTGACAGATTAATAATCGAAGCATGGCAGTCTTTAGTATACACTGCAGGGGAAGGTAATCAATTACAACCTACCTTCGCATACTATAACGATTACATAGGTGAAGTTCATATAACACAATACAGGGTTGACGGTAACTCTGCAATGAAATATAAGTTATATGAATGTTATCCAAAAGCATTTGACCCAATGGCATTAGACTCAAACACTCCTGATAGTATATTGAAGTTTGGGTGCACCATTGCGTATCGTGGGTGGGACGTAGAATATACGCAACCACCTGAACTATCAGGACTAAATAAAGGAAGGAGAGCACTTAATGCCGTTATGGAAGGACTATCAGTCGCTTCTAGATTTGGTGGCAAAGGTGATAAACTTCTTGGAAAACTGGGACGACTGGATTCTAATCTTGGAAAGATTAACAATGTATTCGGTGGAAACGGTTAATATATTATTAGAGGATAAATTATGGCATTACCAATACAGTCGGCACCTACGTATACGTGCGTGTTACCAAGTAATGGGGAAGAAGTTAAATTCAGACCTTTTCTTGTAAAAGAACAAAAGACTTTAGTAATTGCGAAAGAGGGTGAAGACCAAAAGAGGTCACTTGATTCTATCAAGTCAATGATTAAAAGCGTAACTGCTTATCAAGAAAATGAATGGTTGGACGTTGAGAAACTTCCAATGTTCGATATAGAATACTTGTTCATAAAAATAAGAGCAGTATCAGTTGGTGAAACAGTTAAGATTAATCTGACTTGTCAAGAAGAAGAGTGCAATGGTACAGGAGAGGTTGTTGTAAATCTAGACGAAGTACAGACAACTAAACCTGAGGGCGTAGAACCCAAGATTATGATTACTGATGAACTGGGTGTTATATTGAGGTATCCTGATTGGAACACAATGGAAAGTGTACAAAAGATACCTGCGAATGAACAACCAATTGAAATGTTGAAGAAGTGTATTGTTGAAATATTTGATGCAGAAAATGTATATACTACAGATGACGTATCAACCAAAGAACTTAGTGACTTTGTGGATAACTTAACATTCCCACAAATAGAAAAACTAGGTTCCTATTTTGACGATATGCCGAAAGTGTTCTATGACGCTGAGTACACATGTACTACATGTGGTACAAAGCAGACTCGTACCATGGAGGGCCTCCAAAGTTTTTTTTAATTTGCCTTTCTCATGAAAGTGTAGTCAATTATTACAATACTAACTTTCAGTTGATGCAACATCATAATTATAGTTTACACGAACTTGAAAATATGATGCCATGGGAAAGGGAAATCTATATCATGTTACTCATGCAATTCTTGAAGGAAGAACAAGAAAGGCACAAAGCAGAACAAGCGAAAATGAAATCGCAAAGGAGATAAACATGGCAAATAGAGACCAATTTTCGGGGGACATGAGTCGTAACGAAGTCGAAATAGACTTAAGTAAGTTTATGGAGATGGTTACTGAAAACAACGAACTCAAACAGAAGATTTGGGAACTGGAACATGACGACAAAGTTAATCCATGGCAGAAATACATATTTCTTGCAAAGACCGTGGATTCTTGGAGAATATGGCCAAGAGCATTCTTGAGTGTTTACATATTCTTAATTTACTACGTTGTTATGTGGTTCATCGGATTAGAAGCACCCACAATGGAACAGTCGGGTCTTATTAGTATTCTAGTTGGTGCTGGGGCCGCATGGTTCGGACTATACGTGAACAGTGCAGCTAAAGAACATGATTCAGACAATCAGAAGAAATAATTAAATGGCAGACGATATTAGCAAACAGTTAGAAGAGGCGGGTAAGTCTCTTAAACCTGCATTCAAAGAAATTGTAGATTCTCTTGCGGAAAACAATAAAGAGATAGCTCTTTCAGCAGCTAACTTTAGAAATACTTCAAGAGATTCTTTCAAGGGTGCACTCGCAGCTCAAAAGGTGAGAGACACTCTTGGTAAAGTAGCAGACGGATTGAAGACAGGTGAAGGACAGTTAGGTAATATCGATTTTGGTGAATTTAAAAAAGTTAATGATGAACTTAATGAACTAGAACAGAAACGTGCTGATAGACTTGCAACAGCAGAAAAGTCAGGTAATGTTCTAGGTAAATTAGATTCAGAACTTCGTAAACTCAAAGAGAAAGAACTTCAAGGTGCCAAGGACGGTACACTCCAAGGTGCAGCTCTCAACAAACTCGTTGAAAAAAGAGAAGCGTTAGAATCAGAACGTGCTAAAAAAGCAGGTGAGATTACTGCAACATTCGATAAAGCAATCGAATCAGAAAAAGAAAAAAGAGACGAATACCAATCAGAACTTGATAAAATGCTTGACGGTACTTTAAATGATACCGCTTCAGGATTAAGTGATTTCAGTGACGGATTAAAAGAACTTACAGGTTTCGACCTTATGGATACTTTTGATTCTGTAGTATCAAAGATAAACGGTGTTGGTTTACTATTTGGTAATCAAGACTTATT